CGGTCATAGTTAAGATTAGGTTGCCGAGGTCGGAGCGATCAGGGGTTGGACGCTTCTTCCTCGGTTTTTTATCGAAGCGTAATCCAAGTTCATATTCACTTATCATTTTCTGGCAAGCTCCTCACAGGCAGATTCAATATTAAACGTATAGCAATCTATAGAAGTAGAGGTTCTAAGTGAATCTGAGATTGATAGATAGCCGATGCCAAAGATGCAGAGGGCGAGAAAAGCGTGTTTCATGGGGTTGGTTTCAGGGGTAAATTAATAATAACTAATGTTCAACAACTGTCAACCTTAGAAAAGATTGAGTTGCTCGATAGGTATGGGAAGTCTTGACTCATCTCCCCATTGGTCTGCCATTGCAGAGGCAATTCCAGTATAAAATTTACTTCTCTCCTTACCCTTTCCACTTCCTAAATACCATATTCTCTTTGATATATTATCGGGTAACTTTTTAGTCTCTTCCAGTACATTATCTGTCTCCTTTAATAATGGAAGATTTTTAAGCCATAAACAGGTCTTTTTATATTCAGTATGACCGAACTGGTATGGATTTATGGTCTGATCCGCTTCTCTGATATGGGAAGAAATCACAGAGACAGGGTTTTCTATGCAGATTCTTTCTATTGGTGCTTCCATGAGTTTTTTTACAAAATAAAGTGCATTTTCACGCAATTTCATCGGCTTTTTACCTTCAGTAAACCACCTTGCACCCGATACGGAGAGATGTGTGCAGGGTGGGTGAAAAATTGCCAAGTCCCAGTTGTGGTCTAAATACTCAAGGACATTTCCCTTTATATGATTACCTTCACTTTCAGTGTCTAAAATATCGCAAGACCAAGCATCATGCCCTCGCATAGCGAAGGCATCTCTTACAATTCCCGAATATTCACATCCAACCAATATTCTCATAACTTATTTTCTTGTGTTATTTTGCTAATTCCATAGTAATTCTTGTCCAATCATATTCTCCCCATTTCTTATCATCTCGCATACCACCGTAAGGAATAACGTGCTTTGGCATATATTGAATGATTCCTAACCACTCTCTTAAAACATCTTGTTTTGTCTGGTTTTTCCAATCTTTCTGATATTCAAGGATTCCTTTCTCTTCAAGAATCTTGCCAACTTTTTGATAAGTTTTTGGGAAACGTGCTGCAACGCTTCTTAACTCATGTCTAAATTCGTAATTGTGCCAGTAAGTCATTTTGAGGGGGTTGTATCTATACCCATATTATAAACATATTTGTCAACAATTGTCAACAAGGTTTCATTACTTTTACATCAAATCCCTTTTCCTTCAGTTCATCAATTCTATATTTCTGCACTTCACTCAATCTACCTTTCGGCCCTTTAACCTCGATGAACTTAACCTCATCTGGTTTCATACATACCAAGTCAGGTAATCCAGCTTTGTTGCACATAATCAACTTGATCACCGTCCAGCCTTCTTTTTCGTATCTGTCGATTAACTTCTTCTGATATTGCTGCTCTGTGATCACGATAATGGTTGATCGTATAGTTCTCCTTTGATTGTACTACCTCAAAAACTTTTGGCTCTATACTTTTTTCTGCAAAAATATAATGAACTTTATTACTCCGATCCCTTCCTAAATAACTGGCTCTTTCTCTTCCCTGTAAATAGCTCAACGCTGAATAATCTATTCCAAGAAAAACAACATCATCTGCACTACTTAAATTGACTCCTTCCCTGCTGCTTTTAACCTGGCCGATAAAAACCTTATCATCATTACTATTAAATTCCACTGGATCTTCAGTAACACGATCACCAAAAACTTTTTTCAGCATTTTTTCCTCTGCCTTATAACAATACATAATCGCAGTTTTACCCTTAAATGTATTTTTTATATATTCAACCTTGCTTTTATCAAAAATTACTGTGCCATGTCTTTCTGTTATCACATGACCATTAAACAACTGCTTTAATTTGCTCATCACCTTCACCCCAGTATCAGCTAAGACACTTCTGCCTTTTGATTTTCCTATAACACCTGTTTTAATAATTCTCAGAGCAAGCCTATAAGTTCTCTTGGACATTTTCACTAGATGAACATTTTCTTCTATTTCCTGACTAAAACCAGCCTCTTTTTGGGTCATATAGACCATATATGGCTCAATATCTCTTTTAATAACATTTACATAAGCATCTGAATAATCTTTTACGACAATGCCAGTTCCTACTCTTTTCTCCTTAATTTCCACATAATCACCAGCCCATTTATAAAAACCATTACGGCCATATTTTGAATATTCACTCCAAACATTAGTCAAAGCAAACTGGTGATATAACTGTGACCAACTTTCTGGGCTAGGAGTACCACTCATTAAAATAATTATTCCATACTTTAATTTCAAAATATTCTGTTGTCTTTGTGATGGTTTTGGAAATGCTCCAACACTATGAGCCTCATCAACGATGACAATATTCCATGATGTACCTTCAAAATTCTTTAACTGCTCAAAATTTGTGACAACAACTTTATCTGTTAAATCCATCAAATCTATGTCTTTTTTTATACTGCTTATCGCTTTCTTTTTTGTAATTATTAAAACCTTATCTTCATCCATATTTTTAACAACTGATAATGCAACGAGTGTTTTTCCTGTTCTACATTCACCACTTAAATATCCATGCCCATAATTATTACAAAGCCTTGTAAGTTTTTCGCTTGCCTCTTTTTGGTAATCCCTTAATTTAATCATTGACTGTACTAGATTTAGTGGTATCTTACCCTATAGTTACACATAAACAACCCTAGATATGGAACAAGAGCAAACTTTAAAAACAATTAATATTCAACTTTCACAGGGTCAAATAAAATGGCTTGATAATAATAAAGGTTCAGAATCAAGGTCTTGTTTATTAAGATCTATAGTTTCTGAAAAGATGGAGCAAGCCGCATAACAATGGATATAAAAGAAGAATTACTTGGCTTGCCAAAGGCATGGGGTTATGTTGCCGTTCAAAATAAAAGACCATATCAAAACGATTGGCAAAATAATCCACTTACACGTTCACAACTATTTAAAGAAATATCTTCCAAAAAATCTACAGGAATAGGTGTTTGCTGTGGTACTCCTTCAGGTGGGCTTTTATTCCTTGACCATGATGGCCCATCAGCAGCAAAGATTTTAGGTGAATGGGGTTTTTCTCTGTCATCACTCCCACCATCTTGGATGGTCACATCAGGTCGTGTCGGTAGATTTCAAATAATTTACCAAGTGCCAGAAAAATATTGGTCTAAAATTAAAACTCGAAAATTTCAAACAGGAGTCAAAGATGAAGATGGCTCTGTTGAACAAATAGAACTCCGTTGGGATGGCACACAGTCAATAGTTTCTGGGAAACATCCAATAACAGATGGTTACAGGTGGATGGATGGTAGATCACCCAGAGATATTAAAGAAATAGCTGAAGCTCCTATTGCCATAATCAAAAAGATGATGGAGCAGAAAAAA